ACGATCAGGCCAGGACTAGAGTAGCTACTTGTACTATCTCCTGCACTTCCATGAGGAAGGTGCTTGAGAACCGCATTGCGGGACTTAGGACTAACCAGAAGTCTTGGCAGTTCTTCTATCCAAGTGATACATCCATGAACAGGGTTGCTGCTATCTCCAATCAATACTTTGACTTTGGAGCACCTCCTAAAACTGGTGGTGTCTCTACTCCTGGCGAAGACAAGTTGACGCCAGACTTTAGAGAGCAACCATGATCCGATTTGCGTCTAAGTTTGACGTACCTGCCTGTACAGAGATGATGCGTAGGTACGCCAGCGAGTCGCCTATTGATGCGCTTAGAGACACTAAAGTACAGAACGATGACTATGTAAAAGCCTTGATTGAATCTTTGATCATCGGAAGAGGATTTGTCCTACTGGATGATCAGATGCGAGGCATGTTAGCTGCCATCATTACGCCTAACTTCTGGTGCCCACAGGTCGCAGAGATCAAAGAAGTCGCTTGGTGGGTTCATCCTGAATACAGACAGGGCACAATCGGTGGAAGATTATTCTTTGAGTTTGTGAAGCACTCGGAAGAACTGATCCGAGAAAAACGTGCGGACATCGTATGTGCATCGCTCATGCACACAAGTTCTGTGCATAGTCTTCCAGGCTTTAAGAAGATCGAAACGACATTCGTTAAGGAATAAGACATGCCAGCATCAGTAGTATTGGCAGCGATTGGGGCGCAACTTACTGGGGTTGCTCTTGCTGTAGCCACATTTGCGATCAACTTTGCTGCGTCTTACATCATCACGCGAGTATTTGGTCAGAAGTCCCCGGATCAAACGGATAGCGGAGTAAGGCAGCAAGTACCTCCAAGTTCTACTAACTCAATCCCAGTCGTTTATGGTGACGCCTGGATGGGTGGTACGTTTGTGGATGCAGTGCTGTCCACAGATCAAAAAACGATGTACTACGTCCTGGCGATTTCCAATATCTCGCCTAACGGACAGTTTACTTATGACCGGACGAAGTTCTATTATGGTGATCGGCTTGTAGCTTTTGATGGCACTGATCCAACTAAAGTTATATCTCTGACTGATGGTGATGGAAACGTAGATACAAAGGTTTCTGGAAACCTTTACATCAACCTCTACACCTCGACTACTGCTGGCGTAATCACCAACGTCACTGGCACCTCTCCTTCTACTTTTATGGGTGGGAGCGACATCGCTTCTGGCCTGCGTTGGACCGGCACTAGGCAGATGAATGGTCTGGCGTTTGCCATCGTCAAGCTCATCTACAACCGAGACGCTGGGACTACCTCTCTTCAGCCTGTCACCTTCAAGGTCAAACACGCACTGAACGGAACTGGTGTTGCAAAGCCTGGGGATGCGCTTTATGACTACCTGACCTCTACAACCTACGGAGGGGCTGTTCCTGCGGCTTCAGTCAATACGACTGCCTGCAACGCTCTAAACACCTACTCGGACGCTACGATCTCCTATACGCCCTCTGGTGGAGGCTCCGCTACCCAAGCGAGGTATCGCGTTAATGGCGTCATTGATACCGGAAGATCGGTACTAGAAAACGTAGACAAGATTCTTACTGCGTCTGATTCTTGGCTGTCCTACCAAGCCTCTACCGGTCAGTGGGCACCAGTAATCAACAAAGCAGAATCGACAAGTTTTGCTTTCAATGACTCCAACATCATCGGAGAGATCAAAGTCTCTGTTGTTGATCTGGCGTCTTCTATTAACCAGATCGAAGTTTCATTCCCATTCAAGGACAACAAAGACCAACCCGAGTATGTTTTCCTTCAGACGCCTGCTGGACTTCTATATCCTAATGAGCCAGTAAACAAATACTCAACCAGTTTTGATCTGGTTAATGATTCTGTCCAGGCCACCTATTTGGCTAATCGTATTCTTGAGCAGGCCAGAGAAGACCTGATTGTTTCCTTCTCTACTGCTTACACTGGTATTCAGGTAGACGCGGGAGATGTGATCTCCGTAACTAATACAGACTACGGTTGGTCAGCAAAACCATTCCGAGTTACCAAGGTACAAGAAGCCTCTCTTCCTGATGGCAACCTAGGGGCTAGGATTGAGGCTAGTGAGTACAACTCTGGAGTCTATGACGACGGGAGCATTACCCAATTCTCTCCTGCTCCTAACTCATCAATCGCTTCTGTTTTCTATTTCCCATCTTTGTCGGCCCCAGTATTTGCTGATGAGCTTCCAGCAAATAATCCTCCTACGTTCAGTGTCTCTTGCCAGCTTCCTTCTTCTGGCAGAGTCACATCTATAAGTCTTTTCTATACGACAGTAGCATCTCCCACTCAGACTGATTGGAAGATTTGGGCTACACAACTTTCTCCAAATTCTTTGCCATTTAGTCCTGGTGCTGCCATTAAATTCACTGACGTAATACTTGGCACTGATGATTACTATTTTGCGTTCAGTGTTTCTAACGAATATGGCTCATCTCAACTATCCACTATTTCCGCCAAATTCTCTTGGGCAACCATAGCGGCATCTTCTTTTGTCGCTACCTTTGCCCCAGGTGCTATTTCTGTATCTCGTACAAGTGGGACACCTTCGTTTACTGGAATTAACCCAAGGCTTTATGGGTCAACCAGTGCTGGCGGAGTTGAATTTGTAACTGCACAAGATGAACAGACGGAGGCACTTACGCTCAGTGGGGAACTCCCACGGCAATGACAAGCACTCCAGCGGTCTTGACTGTTCCTGTTCGATACAAAGACCCAGCAGGTAATGTCGCTCAATATTCTGCTTCTTCGTTGCAATTCATTTTTGTAGACAACGGAGCGCCGGGGACGAACGGAATTAGAACAGCAAAGTTGCAGTTGTTCCAATGGGCATCTAGTCCTCCGTCTGCTTTCCCTGCTGGAACCAGTACATATACCTGGGCAACGGGAGGATTTACAGCCCCAGGTACTGCAAATGGATGGTTGCAAAATCCTGGCTCTGGCTCTTCTGGGCAGACGTTGTATAGCGTAATCCAAGACTATTCCGACAACGCTACAACAGCAACTTCTACCGTAACTTGGTCTACGACCACAGCATTGGTTGTCGGTGCCGCCGGAACAAATGGTACAAATGGAACAAACGGAACTAATGGTTCAAATGGAACTAGAACTGCTCAATTAACGGTTTATCAATGGGCGAATAGCACTCCATCGACATTTCCATCTGGAACAAGTGCATACACATGGGCAACAGGCTCTTTTACTGCGCCATCTACTCCAAATAGTTGGGTTCAAAATCCTGGATCAGGAAGTCCAGGTCAAACTCTTTATTCATGCGTTCAACTTTATTCTGACACTGGAACATCTTCAACTTCTACGGTAAGTTGGACAACATCTACTGCAAACGTAGTTGGATATGCAGGAACAAATGGCACAAATGGTACTAACGGAACTAATGGAACCAACGGCACAAATGGAACAAATGGAGTTCGAACTGCACAATTAGAAGTTTATCAATGGGCAGCTACTACACCAACTGTATTTCCGTCTGGAAGTTCTACTTATACATGGGCAACTGGCACTTTCACAAATCCAACCTTAAATGGATGGACTCAAACGCCTGGAGTTGGACCTGCTGGACAAAACTTATATGCTTGTCAACAGATTTATTCTGATACTAATACAACAGCAACCTCCACGGTAACTTGGTCTACAAGTACAGCATATATTGTTGGATACGCAGGAACTAATGGCACTAACGGGACTAATGGAGTTAACGGAGCCAATGCAACGCAATCTGCTGAACCAACCGTATATCAGTGGGCTGTAAGTATTCCTTCTGGACCATCAGGCTCCGCAACTTATACATGGAGCACGGGTGCTTTTGGTTCAGCGCCTTCAGGTGGTTGGACGCTGACTCCAGGCACATCCCCGTCTGTCGGTTTTACATTGTGGGGCGCAACAGTATTTATTACTGACACAGCAACAAATTCAACCACATCATTTAATTGGACAAGTGCATCAATTACTGCCAGAGGATATTCTGGCACCAACGGCACCAATGGAACTAACGGCACCAATGGGACTAACGGAACAAATGGGACTAATGGCGCATCATCGCGTATTTGCTATACATCAACAGACCTAACGACTCTAAGTTCAAGTCCGACAACCATCACTACATCAGGAAGCACAAGTTTTCCCCCTGCTGGTTCTTGGGGCGCGACTATTGGTGGTGTAAATCAAAACTGGGTTGCGACTGCGCCGACTATTATTGCTGGTCAATCTGTTTATCAAAGCGATGGCGTTTATGATCCAGTAACAGGTAACACGGTTTGGAATGTGCCTTACCTGTCTACTCTGAAGGTTGGATCGCTTTCTGCCATCACGGTGAACACCGGAGCTTTGACGGTTCAAGATGCTCTGACTATTAATACGTCAGGCCACATCAAGGGCGGCCAGACCGCATACAACACAGGAACTGGTTTCTTCCTTGGTTATTCAGGTGCTGCATATAAGTTCTCAATCGGTTCTACATCTCAATCTTTGACTTGGGATGGGTCGGCAATGACCGTTACGGGAAATGTCTACTGTAACGGCGCGGGTGAATTTACTGGTAATACAAGCACAGCATTTGCATTGACTATGGCGATGAAGGCCAATGCAACAGGAACCGCTGACATTGGAGTTTTGGGCCAATCCAAGACAACTGGTGTAAGTTTTGGTGTTTATGGTTATACGAATAGTTCTGGAGCAAGTGTTGGTGTCCAGGGTATAGCAACAACATCTGCCGCGATTGGAGTTGTAGCTAAAAACACAGGTTCAGGCACCGCGCTTTCTGTTGAAGGCCCAATGACGATGACCAATACAACATTGGTCACTAACCTAAACGCAGATCAGTTAGATGGAAAACACGCCTCGGCATTTGTGGAAATTGCATCAGGAACTACTAATGGAAAATATCTTTACTATGTAAATAATAATACTGCACCAACTGATCCAAACAATCGTGCTGCTTGGATCAAAGTGTCAACCAATGACGGTGATGTCGTTTGGTTCCCTGGCTACGTTTAAGAGGACAACATGAGAACACAAACCATTCCAGAGCAAACAGTTACTGAAGACATCATTTCTTTTGAGCACAACGTAAATTCATTTGTCAGATTATTGGTTGGCAAGGGACAAGTCGTTAATGGAGTTTTTCAACCGTTTCCATCTCAGACTTATGAGTCTTATGTTGTATGTGATACGCCTGGGCAAACAAACTCCATGACTGGAGAATTAATAAAAGCCGATCAGCTAGACTACACAGAATTGATGAGTGCCAATCCATCATGGGCACCTAACAAGCCTGCTGGAGTCTTCCGACAAGAAGACCTTTGGCACTTCGTTGACTTGATCAGATCAAGGCAATAGAATCAATCAGCCTCGCTGGCCTGCAAGTCTGTAGGTGGCGGTTAACCGGAGTACCGGGATGGCAGTTTTCTCCCAGAACACCCTGAACCAAGTCTCAGGGTTCAACAATCAGATTCTGTCTTCTGAGTTGGTTTACCAGCAGAAGATTTATTGGAATCTGTCCATTAAGAACAACGGCACTGCAACCAATCTCACTGGTTGCACGATAGACGCTCAGATTGTTCGCCGAGTCGTCTCAAATCTCCAGGATACCCGTAGAGGCCTGTCGTTTGACCTGAGCGACTACACGCCGACGCCGACTCCCATCAACTTGACGATCTCCAATCGCGTGGATGCGGCTGGTACGTTCACGGTTGCGATTGATGACACAACCTGGGTGCTGGTTGGTGATCCTGATCTTGAGATCAACGATCAAGATTGCGCTTGTTTTACAGGCCGGATCAAGATCAGTTTTCCTGCTGGCACAAGCCCTGCGGAGGATGTGATCATCTTCCTTATGTTCCTTGTGCGTTCTGACGGGGTGGTGAACACATGAGTTACGAAGTAACCGTCAGCGGGCAGGATGTAACTGTCACGATTGACCGAGGTGTTGCAGGCCGCGGCGTCAGCAACATCGCTCAAACGGGCTCAGGAGCGAATATCAACTGGGTGGTGACCTACTCAGACGGTACGACCCAAACGCTCGGTCCTGTGGGCTATTCGGCTTATTCTGGTACGTCTCCGATCAACATCGCGGGATCGGTGATATCGCTGAACACAGTGCCTGTCGCCTCGGGTGGTACGGGCGCTACGGATGCGGCCACAGCAAGAACTAATCTCGGTTTAGGAAGCCTGTCTCTCCAGGCGGCGAACTCGGTTGCCATCACTGGCGGTTCTGTCGCTGTAGCTACGCTAAGTGCTACTGGGGCTTTCTCGCTTACGGGCGATCAGGTTCAAGTCTCTGAAGGCGGAACTGGAGCTACGACTGCGGCTGGCGCAAGGACTAACCTCGGGGCGGCCGCTTCTGGTGCTAACACCGACATCATCTCTTTGGGCGGCATCACCGGCGGCATCTCCGTCGCGGATTACGTTGATTGGAACGTAGCAAACGGAGTCACTGCACAGGTAGGTCGGATGTGGTGGAACCCTGCAACGGGCACTGCTCAACTGGGAATGGTTGGCGGAAACGTCAAAGGCCAAATCGGTCAGAGTCTCTTGGCTTATGTGGTCAATGCTGAAGCAACCACAATCGGCAAAGGTCAAGCGGTCTATCTTTATCAAGCCCAGGGCAACAAGGCTTCAGTAAAGTTAGCCAACAACACGGGTGACGCAACTTCTGCCAAGACGCTTGGTCTTGCTGCCGAGAATATTCCTGCCAATCAGGCTGGGTTTGTTTTGTGCCAAGGTGTCTTGGATGGGCTTAATACTGTTTCCTTTGCTGAGGGCGACACTCTCTATCTTGGTGCTACTGCTGGTTCTCTGACAAGCGTAAAACCTGCTGCTCCTAACCACCTTGTTTATATCGGAGTGGTTGAGAGGGCTAATGCAGGAAACGGACAAATCTACATCCGGGCTCAGAACGGATACGAACTGGATGAGATTCACGATGTCCAGATCACCTCTCCGACATCTGGTCAGATTCTGATCTACAACGGAACTCTGTGGCAGAACCAGAGTTACTTCCTAGCCAAGACAGGTTATTCCGTTGGCGGGACTGTCACCCAGGCTACCAGCAAGACAACTGCTGTAACGCTCAACGCTCCAAGTGGTCAGGTTGTAGTCAACAACTCAAACCTCTTGGTTGGTGCTGTTGCTAGGTTTACACTTAACAACACATCGATTGAAGCCAATGATGTGGTTGTAGTGAACAGGAAATCTGGTGGCAGTGATTCGTCCTATCAGATTTGGACAGATGGTGTATCTGCTGGCTCTTGCGCGATCTGTGTGCAAAATATCAGCGGGGCTCCTCTAGCGGAATCAATCAATCTGGGATTTGTCGTTATCAAAGCGACTGCGTAAGGAAAGAAAATGGCTCAAACGACTATTCTTGCTGCTGGTCAAAGTGCTGCCAATTCTGTGGACATCGTTGTCCCTCAATACACGGCATTCACGGTAGCACTGTTCTCTGCATCGACGATTCCTTCTGCATTCAGTTTTACGCTGTATCAGAAGACTCCTAGCGCAAGTGTCAAAGTGGCGACTTTGAGTACTGAAACTCCTTCGCTTTCCCTGACAAGCCCTGGAACTTTCTTTGTTGCTCGACCGGACATTAGTTCTGGTGGGGTGAACGTAGGCGTCTTTACCGAGTCCTGACATGCTGGTAAAAGCGGCAGTTCGACCAACTGTTCAGCCTGTTGTAACCAATCCGGTTGCAACGGTTGGCATTACTGGATTGGTGTCTGAAGCCGATCCAATCCTCGGCCCATCTGTTGATAGAACTTTGGTGCTTGAGTTTTCCAACATGGATAACTCATACGCCACTGGTGTTGCGTTGAATCTAGATTTCATCAATTTGAGTTATCAAAGATGGGAACTGCCAACGGAACAAGGTTTGTTCTTGGTACAGGTGTGATATGCCTCTGATCGCAAAATCGTTCTCAAACCTCATCACGTTTACCCGTGCGAGTACGGCAACGTATTTTGCGGCGAATGGTGTATTGACTTCTGCGGCAAACGATGTACCAAGGTTTGATTACGATCCAACGACTTATCTCGGTCGCGGTATTTTGATCGAGGAGTCCCGCACCAATTCCATTCGGAATAACACGATGCAGGGTGCAGTGGCTCCATCGACATTTCCGACCAACTGGCAAAGCGTCATTGTGGCGGGGCTGACTTCAACTGTCGTCGGCACTGGAACGCTGAATGGAATTACCTATCTTGATGTCCGCGTCAATGGCACAGCTTCAGTCTCGACTTATTACAATCTTGTGCCGGACATTTTGGTAGCTGGGTCGTCTGGTCAAACGTGGTCGGGAAGTTTTTGGGCGGCGCTTGTGGGTGGTTCACTATCGAACACCAATGCGAACATTGAAATACGAGAGTCGGACGCTGCTCAAGGTTTTTTAACCAACACGTTAACGCTGTTGCCGCTTACAGCATCGCTTACAAGATATTCACAAGCCAGAACACTGACCAATGCATCAACGGCATTTGTTTCAGTTCGCTTTGTGTGGCAAGTAACGGCGGGTCAGCCAGTTGATTTTACCCTCCGCATCGGCCTGCCCCAGCTAGAGCAGGGTGCCTTCGCAACGAGCGTGATCCCCACCACGACCACAGCCCTCACGCGCTCTGCTGATGTGGCTTCAGTGAATCCGTTGTCGCCTTGGTATAACGCGGTGGAGGGGACTTTGTATGTGCAGGCTCAGGATATGTCTGACGCAGCGCACGCGACAAGTCAACCAAGAGCCGTGTCAATTAACAACGGCAGTAATAGCTCAATCGACATATCTCGCGTCCCGGCCTCTGCGCAAGGCCGCGCCCGCATTGACGACGCCGGAGTTAACCAGTTTAATTCATTGACCACGGCGTGGCCGCTTGCAACGCAGGCCAAAGTTGCGCTGGCATACAAACTTAATGACGCCGCAGCGTGTCTAGGTGGGGGAACTGTGTTTACGGATAACACCGTAACCATCCCAATAGTATCGGCGTTGACCATCGGTAATTATTTTACTGGTGGCCCAAATAGTTGGGTTGGCTGGATTCAGCGCATCACCTACTACCCTCGGAGGCTCAGTAACGCTGATCTCCAGGCGATCACTGCTTGACGGGGGAAGATCATGGCACTCGTCACTAAAAACTTCTCCGACATCATCACCTTCACCCGTGCCAGCACGGCCACGTACTTCAACTCGGCTGGTGTGCTGACCAGCGCAGCGACCAACGCCCCACGGTTCGACTACAACCCCAGCACGCTGGCGGCTCAGGGGCTGCTGATTGAGGAGGCGAGGACGAATTTGCTGACGTACAGCGAGGACTACACAAACGCGGCTTGGGTTAAGGCAGGTTCTACAGTAAGTGCAAATGCAACCGCAAGCCCTGATGGCACTACAAATGCAGATA